TGCTATTGTTATTATATACACACTAATTCCTAATACTGTTGGTTCAAATCCATTCATTTTACACTTCTGGGTATTTAATTATATATTCATTTATCTCTTCGTCAAAAACTAAATCTAACTTAATCCAATCTAACTTTTCTTCATTCCATTCATAAACATTTCCTTCTTCATTCATATCTTCAGGAAAATCTACTGGTGGTTGCCATATATAGTTTTCATCTAATGTCCAACTTGGATATGGTTGTGGAGCAGTAAAAAAATCTTTCTCAGCAATATATATTGAATTTACACCTGCAAAATCACCTCTTATATTGCCGTTGTAAGACGTTTGTATAAAGTTTCTATGTCCATATATTTGCTCACAATAGTCGATACCTTTTTCTTCTACTTCATTGTTATTTTCATCAAGTAAAATAGTATTATCTATAACAATTACATTTACTACTCTATTTTCATTATTTATTTCTGCAAAATGTGCCATAATTATGCTGTTATAAAATATCCACTTGAATTAAAAACCAAAATTGTATCATCACCACTTGTTGATGTAGATGCACCTACACTGCTTGAATAGTTAACAGTAGCTAATCTGATAACTACAATTCCTGAACCACCATTACCACCTCTACCAGCACCACCTCCTCCAGTGTTTGATGTTGCATTATAGCTACTTAAATGTACTAACCCATTTGCACATCTTTGATTATCTGTTGGTGTTTCTTCACTACCAGTATAGTCCCATCCTAAAGGTGCTCTACAGCTTCCACCACCACCTAAACCGCCAGTTCCATTTATATACTCGTCATCTGTATAATTAAAGAAAGCATTACCTCCGCCTCCACCACCACCAGCATAGTAAGTGTTTGTTCCTGTAATATTAGACTGAAGTCCATTTCCTCCATTACCACCAGTTTGTAATGTAAGATATTGTCCTAGTGCTTCTCCTCCAATAGCACCAGCACCTCCACCTCCTCCAGCAGCACCACGTTTTGTTAGTCCTGATTTACCACCAGCAGAACCTTGATTTAATGTACCACTTGCAGCATATATCCCAGAACCACCATAGTAATCAGATGAATTACCACCTCCAGAACCACCAGAACTTCCTGACCTATACCAACCGTAATATCCTGCTGTATCAGGGTCAAGCCTTAGATAGTTAGAACCTGTTGCTCCACTATAAAGACAATCACCAAATGTAGGTGTTTTGTTAATTCCTCCGCCTCCGCCTCCACCAACACAAGATATTAAAGTACTTCCACCATTTTCAGCAATAGTTGTATTCCCTCCATTTGAACCATTACCAGCAGCAGTCCAAGCATACCTTGCACCACCTGCTCCTATTGTAATATCATATCTTGTGGAAAATGATAATTCTAAAGGGTTTTCAGCAGAAGAGTTTCCTCCAGACGTGCCATAAGAAGTTCTAAAACCACCAGCACCACCTCCTGCATTACCTCCTCCACCTCCTCCTGCTACTGCAAGAAAATGTGCTTGAAAATCACCAGCAACACCACTTAAAGACCCAAAGTTTATTGCCTGTCCAAACATATTATGAAGATATTTGACTTATACTATACCAAAATTCAGTTGCACTTACACAAGTAATTTGATAAAAGTTTTTAGTAGAACTTGTATCATCATAAGTACCTGATATTTTATTAAATGTTCCACTTGCTCCACCTACTGTCCAAGTATCTGCTGTATATGTACTACCTGCTCCTGTTACTATTATTGTTTTAGTAATCCCAATTTTAGGGTTGGTTATGTTAAAAGTAGTATTCGCATTAGGTGTTAAAGTAAATACTTGTGCACTATCAAAATCTATATCTACAGTTGTACCTGCCGCTAAAGAAGTTGATGTAGTAAATTCTGCATCTATTTTTTCATAATTGACTGAATCATTAGCTATTGTAAGAGAACCAGAACTTACACTTGCATCACCACTAACAGATAAAGTAGTTCCGTTACCAAACAACGTATATACTTCATTGAAGTTGTCGTTGGTTTTGTCCATAGCATTTCTTAATGGGTCTCCTGTCCCATCATTTGCTGCTGCACCTATATTTATCTGTTGTTTAGCCATTTTTTATTTCTATTTTAACATTCATCTGTACCTCCAAACGCCACAGAGTTAGCTAAAGTAAATCGGTTAGCAAAACCACTTTTACTAAATTTAAAATATCCACCTATACTTCCTGTATAAGAAGGGTTTAAAGAAGTATTAGTAAATGGGATATACACAAATTTTAAATCTGTAGTAACATTTAATTTGTTATTGTTGATATTATAACCACCACCTATAATAGTTCCGCTTGTAAAAGTTTGTTTATTATCATAAGTACCTTCATATTTAGAAGTGTCACCTATTATAGTTGTTGAGTTATATGGGTGTGTAGGATATATAGTTATTGTTAACCCAGACCTTGCAAAGTCAGAGCCAGGGTTTACAATGTTTCCTTCCATACTGTCATTAAAATGCCCTGCAAAACTGTGATTATTACAACCTATATATTGATTTGTTCTATCTTCTGAATTTGCAACTTGAACATTTTGAGTTGTAAATGACGGAAGTGTAGGTTGTGATGTTGCTTGAGTTCCCATAGTTGTAGCAAGTTCTGTAAATCTTGCAGGAGATTCTGTATCTCTTACTACACCCCAACAATAATAAGTTGTTGAACCTGATAAACCAGTAAATGCTCGTACAGGACTTCTACTAGTACTTGTGCTATTTCCTTCACTATAAAATGTGTTACTTGTCATATTTGTACTTGTACCAAAATAAAAACCACTTTCTAAATTAGCACCATCAGTATTAGCATAACTAAAACTAACTGTCATACCGCTTGATGAAACACTACTAAATGAAACATTTGACGTTATTGTAGGTGCTGTAAAAGAAGAATATCCATAAAATTCAGACATTGTATCAGGCTCTGTAAATCCTGCTGTATTAGATAATGTACCAAGAGACACATCAGTTCCAGTGTCACTTCCATCAACTTCTAATGCAATATCTGCCCTTAATCTTAATTGTCCTGATTCTGGTACTGGCATATTATATATCTTTTAAATTCTTAAACCCTTCTAAAGTTTTTAAATACTCGTATAATTGCTTTGCTATGTCTTTTGATAAATCAACATCCATATATGTATGATTTTCAGAAAATAAATAATCTCTTTTATTAATGTTTCTAGCTTCTTCAGATTCAAAACCATCAACAAAAAATTCTACAAAATGTGTTTTTACACCTTCAGGACTATACAGTTTCACAATCTCATATTGACCTATGTAAATAAAAACATCATTATATTGGACATCATTAATTTCATACACTGGACGTTCTATGTCTTTAAATGAACCATCAAGCCTTCTTGCTTCTATAATTTCTGTTTCTCCAGTAGCTATTTTATCTTTAAATATATAATCTCCTTTAAAAGCCATATTTATTTATTTTTACAATTATTACACTTTTCATTTAACTCTTTAACAGCTTCTATTAGTAATGCAATTACACCATTGTAATCTACTGCTAAAAATTTATCATCTTTGTTTAAAGAGTCTACTTCTTTAACTAAATCAGGCAAAACCTTTTGAAGCTCTTGTGCAATTACACCACCTGATTTTTTATTATCTCTATTAACCCAATCAAATGTTACTCCTTTTAATTGTTCTAACTTTTCTAATGGGTTGTCAATTACTTTTACATTCTCCTTCAGTCTATTATCAGACGCTACTGTAGTTGAAAAAGCAATTACATCTCCGTCTGCGTGAAAATCACCGTCAGCTTCAAATCTAAATTCGTTACTACCATTAACATAAACATCTAATTGAGTATCAGCTGTAAATTCTATATAATCACCAGTATCAATTCCAATATATTGTACTGCTCTTAAATCACTATCTACTTTATCTGCAGTTACAGCATCATTAGATATATGAACTGTATCAATAGAGCCATCTACATAATGTTCTGAATCTATACTATCGTCTGCTATTTTGGTTCCATCTACAGCATCTGCTGCAAGTTTAGCTGTAGTTATTGCTCCATCAGCAACACCACCAGCACCATTATATAACTCCGTAAAGTTATCATTTGATTTGTCAAAAGCACTTCGTAACGAATCACCTGTTCCATCGTTTGCCGAAGTACCTATATTTATTGTCTGTTTTGCCATTTTTTATTTATTTTAATATACTGTTGCGTCTGCTGTTAAAGTTGTACTATCTGCACTAAATAATGTCGTATCTACTGTCAAGTATGAGCCGTCTGCATCAAAAGGATAAATTATTCCCCATCCATTTGCTTCATTAACGCTTCCAAACCAACTTACACTATATATTGACCCGAATGACATCTTTTATCTTTTCTATATAACTCTTTAATTTTATTTCGTTTTCTTTCTTAGGCTTATATGTTTTTTTGCTTTTTATAGTACCCATCCTGTCATATTTTGATCTCTTTCTGGATACATACCTCCATCTTGATTCGCTGTATATTCTGGATATAGTTCACTATTCTGATCCATATAATCAATAAACCTTTGTGTATAGAAATCTGCAGTAGTTTTAGCTTGATGTACTAAATTATTAATCTCTTCAAGTGATGCTGAATCACTATTCTCTGATCTGTGTTTAAATACACCACCATTTGATATCTGAAATGCTGCATATTTCATATATTCTGATTGACTAAACCAAATAAGCATTGGCTTTAAATATGTGTTTACAAGTAGAGAATAATTGCCAGTTAAACTGTCACTTGTTATATCTGATTGTAATTTGTCATATAAAACCGTACCTAATTGTGTTTGTATATAAGTATCTTGAGCTACTTCTACAAACTGTATTAGTTTATCAGTATCTACATTCCCATCTATAATAGACTTTCTTTTTAACTCTTCTAATGTTATAAATAATGCTTTCATTTGTTATAATTTGGATGATGTCCTCTGTTTGGCATATCTTTAGGTGCAATTTCGACTTCAGGAGCGTTTTTAGGCTCTTTTAAGCCATCTTTTATTGCTTCTTGTTCACTAACCAGGTTATTATCAGAAACTCTTCTCTTATACACCTTTAATTCCCAATAGTGATGACAATTTACACCGCCTTTATACTTAAATAATGAATAGTTCTGTCCTTTATGACCTAATTCTTTATTTATACCTCTAAAAGACATCATATTTATATCTTCTTTTCTAAATACAAGATTTTGACCTGTTAATAGCTCCATTCTTTGACAAAAACGTCTGCTATCTGCTGAATTTCTTACAGGACCATAAGAATATCTAACCTTATATGTTGAATTGTCTTGTGATGATACACTATTAGGTTTAGCATCATCTTTTGACACTTCTGCAAGTTTAGTAAAGTCAAATTCTGCTTCTGTATCTTCTACTTTTTCTGTATGTATCAGCTCCCAGTCATTTTCATCTACTTTTTCACCTAAACTTTCAAGTTGAGATAGTAAATCATCTCCTTCTTCATCATTAAAGTCATTTTTCTCTTGTGATGATAGCTTTTCACCTGTTTCTTCCTCTCTTTTAATCTTTGTTTCAATATTATCAAGCTCTGTAAACTCAATTGGTTGTAGAGTAACAAAGTAAAGATTTAATCCTATACCGTTAAATGATAATAACTCGTTAAATGAGTTGATTAGTAGGGTCTGAAATGGTCTAATTACAATATTATCCATTAATACAGATGCAGTTCTTAACTCTTCTGCATTATTTCCAAAACCAGTGTTATCTTTTATACCAAGAAGTATAGGAGAAACAACACCGTGACCAATCATTATCTTTTCTCTTGATTCTTTTGCTAAAAAGTCATATTGTGCGTGTGCATCAGGCAAATGAATAGGTTCTACTGTAGATTGATTCTCTGCATTATCGTTAAATGCTAATATAAATCTACCTGCGTTTGATGATCCACTAAATTTCTCATATATCTTTCTTTCAATCATCTCCTGTGCTTCATCACCTGGAATACCATTATTAAAGTTTAATAAAAGTGATGGTTGTAAACCATTCTGTATATTGTTAATGTGATAGTTTGATACTTCTTCCTCTAAAGAACAATACTGTAAACATCCTTGATAATCAACAGGAGAGTAGTAATAAAAACCAGCTCTATATGGTTTAATACAATATATCTCTACAGTTTCACTTTTTTTACCAAATTTATATGCTGGTATTCTTTTAGGTTTATCAGATGGTTTTAATTCAGCCCATTTAGGATGATAATAATATGCTTGTACTTTTCCATCTTTAGCTTTTTCTGCTCTAAGAGTTTCAGTAGGAAAATGCTTAAGCTGCATAATCTTTGTCTTTCTTTTGTTATATACAACTTGCACTGCAGCTTGTCCAAGCAATTTTAAGTCTCCTACTATTCTTCTTACATCAACATCTTTTAATATTTGTTGCATTTGTCCAAACTGGATAGAATTAGTTTCTGAATCTGTTGCGTTTAATCCTCTACCATAAATCAAATCTGTAATACCATTTATACATCTTGAATTAGTTGGACTGCCTGTATATCTTTCTATGATGTCACCAAAATAGTTATTGTCATCACCATATTCAACCCAATCATATCTGGTTGATTCTTTTATAGAAGGTACTTCATACCCTGCTAAGTTTATTACTTTTACTTTGTTCATATTACAATATATTTTTGGTCATCCGTATCAGTTCCTGTGTACTGATTATATTTATTACTATTTAAAGTGTGATCTGTTGTATTATCAGTTTGTGATGTACAGTATGCTTTACCTCTGTATAATAAAGTACTTCCTTGTTTAAG